AAAAGAATTAAAAATACAAGATAATAAATATATTACTGAAGCTAGAAAATATGTTAATAAACATTTCAAAGATAATTTTGGTGATGATGATTATATGGTTTATCCTGTTGATCATAAATCTGCTAAGAAATTATTTAATGATTTTTTAAATTATAGATTAGATACATATGGTAAATATCAGGATGCTGTTTCTAATAAAATAGTATTTGGATCTCATTCTGTTTTATCTAGTTCTATTAATATTGGTTTAATTACACCTAAATATATTATTAAGAAAGTTTTAGAATATTTTTATAATTTGAGTGAAAAAGATAGAAAAGAAGTTATTAATTCAGTTGAAGGATTTATTAGACAAGTTATTGGATGGAGAAGTTTCACTAGATTTATGTATCAATATAATCCTCAAATGTATGATATGAATAGATTAAAACATAAAAATAAAATTAATGATAATTGGTATAATGCTACCACTGATATTAAACCTATTGATGATTTAATTAATAAAGCTAAGAAATATGCTTATTTACATCATATTGAAAGATTAATGTATATTGGAAATTTCTCTTTATTAACTAATATTGATCCAAAAGAAATATATAAATGGTTTATGATCTGTTTTATTGATTCTTATGAATGGGTGATGGTCTCAAATGTTATGGGAATGTCGCAATTTAGTTTAACTAATATATCTATGATGACTAGACCTTATTTCTCATCATCTAATTATATATTAAAAATGAGTGATTATAAGAAAGAAGATTGGTGTGAGATATGGGATGGTTTATATTATAAATTTATAAGTGATAATAAAGATATATTTAAAAAGATATATGCAACAGCTAGTTTAGTTGGTCATTGGGATAGAAAAAGTAAAACAGATCAAAAAGAATTATTAAAGATAGCTAATGATTATATAAAAGAATATATATGATTTTATAATGGTTTAATTGTTATTATTGATATATGATAATTTACTAAGTAATATTACTTTGTTATTCATTCTAATAAATTATTATTAACTTCAAATGTATAACAAGAATAATGTTGACCTTTTATATATTTTGTTGAATTTATCATTGTAATACCAACTTCTTTCATTACATTTCTAACTATAGATAAATAACATTTATCAACTTCAACTCCTTTTTTAAATACAGTCCATCCACCAGCATTAAAATATAATTTTACTTCTTTTTCTAAATCTAATATATCTTCTTGAGTTCCAATTGGTAAAGTATTTAATGTAATTATTTTATTATCTTTTGAAACTCCTAATATTTTTAATATTTTTTTAGCAATATCTAATCTTTCTTGAGGATATTTAATAGCTTTACTAGGTTGACCTGGTTTTTTTCTAGGTTTATCTTTATTTACTATATTATTCACTAAATTATCATCCATTTTATTATTAATATTATGATTTAAATATTTTTATATTATTTATATTATTTTATATAAATATATATTATAATTATATTAATAATTTAGTTTAAAATTTGGTCTATACGTTTTAAAAAATAAATACGTTTTAATTAAATTATTGTAGTTTAAAATATATTATTATACGTTTAATATATTTTAGATTAATTATCTTAAATAATATTAGTTATCAATCTATTAATAGATTAAAATAAATAATATATAATTAATATAATATTATAAAACGTTTAAAAGTTTTAAATAAATAATAAAAATATAATTTTTAAAAATATGTATTAATAAATAATAAAAATAAATAATAATATTAATAAAGATATGTAATTAATCATGTACGTTTATTATTATATATAACGTTTAAAAATTTAAATATAAAGTCTTAAATTAATAGTTATATGTTTATTATCAATATGATTATAATTTATAAATAATATTTTTAATAATCATTGAATAAACATAAATAATTAAATAGTAATAATAATATATTTATATATACGTTTAAAAGTCTTAAAATATCATTAAACTAATAAATATTTTATTAATTCGTTTAAATATAAAAAAAAATACTATAGTATTAATTATATATAATAAAAAATGTCATTAAAGAAATTTATTTCCAAAACAGAATTTAATTACACAACTTTATCTGGTTTAAAATTTAATGTCAATGATGATCAATATGATGAATTTTTTGAACAATATGAAAAATCTAATATTAGAGATATTACAGAAAAACATTTAGATAATAGATGTAAATTAATTATAGATATAGATCTTAAATCAAAAAATCCAAATAGAACTATTGATAAAACACACATATATAGTATTATTCACACAATTAATGATTTTTTAGATGTTTTATTTAATGAACCTAATAAGAAATGTTATATATTTCAAAGATCTAAACCATATAAAAAAGACACTGGAAGCGCCTCTGGTGAATATTATAAAGATGGTATACATATTATATATCCATATATTATAACATTCTATGAACCATTATTTTTATTAAGAAAAAAATTATTAGGATGTTTATTATGGTTAGAAGAACATAGTTATGAAAAGATAGATAAAATTGTCGATGAAGCTGTAATTAAATCAAATAATTGGTTTTTATATAAATCATCTAAACCAAATATAGAACCTTATGAAATAACAAAAATATTTTCAAATAATATGAGTGTTATTAAGAATACTAAGAGTGAATTAGATTTAATAAAAATATTAAGTATTAGATATAATATGGATCAAGAAACTGAATTAGCTTTTAATAAAGAAATATTTTTAGAGAATTATTATAGAGAGGAAAATAAAATAGAAGATAAAGAATATGATAATATAGTAAATGTTTATAATTCAGGTGATAAAGAAAAAATAAGATATATGTTAATGAATATAATAAATAAAAAAAGAGCTGATGATTATTTAGAATGGAGAAATATTGGTTTATGTCTTCATAATATAAATGAAGATTATTTAGATTTATGGATAGAGTTTAGTAAAAGATCAGATAAATATAAAAAAGGAGAATGTAATAAATTCTGGAGTAAATTTAAAAAAAATAATAATGGTTTAAATATAGGTAGTTTATATTATTATAGTAAAATGGATAATAAAGATAAGATGAAAGATTTAAATATAATAACTACTATAAATGATATAAAAGATAAATTTCCAGATAATGATCTATCTGTTAAACAAATATTTAGAGATACAAATTATGTTTTAATAGATTTATTAGATAAATATTGTCCTATATATCAAAATATTCATGATAAAGAATCTATATATATGGAAATGACACCTAATGGTATAGTATTAAAATGTACTTGTATAGAATGTAGAGGTAAAATATATCCTAATAATACCAATATAAAATTAAGTGTAAATAGTATGCAAAATATATTTAATATTAATATTAATAATTATATTGGTAATAAAAATGATAATGATAATAATATTGATGATGAGTTAGAATTAGATTGTTTAGAAGTAACAGAACATGAAGAATTAAATAAATTAATTACAGAATCATTAAATAGTAATAATTCAACAGTATATGATATAGCAAAAGTAATGTTTCATTTATATAAAGATAATTTTAGATATGATCAAGAAAATAATAAATGGTATTATTTTAATAATAAATGGAAGACTTCTACAACTAGTAATTTAAGATCAAAAATATCAAATGACATATTAGATTTATATAGAAAAACAAAATTTCAAATAAAAAAAATAGATGATGATAAAATAAAGAAAATAATGTTAAAAAAAATAAAAAATTTAATTGATAATTTAAAATCTACTGCTTTTAAAAATAATATTATAACAGAATGTGCTGAATTATTCAGTGAAATTGATGAAAATATAAATAATTTATTAGATAGCAATCCATCATTATTAGGATTTAATAACGGTATTTATGATTTAAAAAATGATGTATTTAGAGAAGCTAAATTAAATGATTATGTTAGTATGACTGTTGGTTATGATTTTAATACTAATATTAATGAAGAAAGAATGATTAGATTAAATAAATTTTTAGAAGAAATACAACCAGATAAAAATGATAGAGATTATTTATTAACTTATTTATCTACTTGTCTATTTGGATTAAATGAATTACAACATTTTGTGGTATTGACTGGTAAATGTGGTAGAAATGGTAAATCTAAATTAACTGATTTGATTGCTGCTACATTGGGTGATTATTTTAGTAGTATTAAATCTAAAATGTTAACTAAACCTAGTCCCGATGCTCAATCACCAGATCCTATGTTATTGGATCTAATGAAAAAAAGATTAGTAATAGCTTCTGAACCAGAAAAACAAGATAAATTAAATACAGGTTATATTAAACTATTAACAGGTAAAGATAGAGTTAAAACTAGAAAATGTTATGGTAATGAAATGATAGAATTTAGTATTAATTTTAGAACAATATTGTTATGTAATGATATACCTCAAGTAGATGATCCTAGTGATCAAGCTTATCAAAGAAGATTAAAATGTATAAATTTTCCATTTGAATTTGTAGATGAACCAAAAGAACCACATCAAAAATTAATAGATCATACATTAGTTGTAGAAGATTTAAAATTAGAATTCATATATTTATTATTTAAATATTATAAAAATTATAGACAAAATGGATTACCAAAAAATGAAAATATATTAAAATTTACTGAAAAAGTTAATAATAATAATAGCCCCTCATTATTATTTATGCAAGAAAATACAGAACCAGCAAATACTCATATACATACATCTAAATTATATACAGAATTTAAAATATGGTTTAGAAAGAATTATCCAGAAGATAAATTATTATCAAATAGAGGTTTTATAAATAATTTAAGACCAAAATATCATATATATGATAGTGTTAAAATGCCAGGAATAGATCATTCAACAACAGGTATAAAAAATTTAAAAATGAAAATAAAAAATGATGATGATTTGTTTAATAATAATAATAATTTAAATAATAATGACAATATTTTAGATAATAATAATAATGATATTAATAATGATATTAATAATATTTTAGATATTTGAAATATTAAATAGATTCTATTATTTTTTAAACGTATTAAACGTATTATAATATTTATTATATTAAATAATAAATATTATAATCTATATTTATACCATATAATATAATATTTATTTTTTACATCAATAATATAATAAACGTATATAAAATATATAATAAACGTATCATATTATAAATAAACGTTAAATGAATTTTAAAACGTTTATTATAAAATTTTAAGGTTTGACAAATAATTTAAACGTATAAAACGTAATATTATAATAATATCTTATAAATATAATATTTTTATGTTGTATATGATATATATTAATATAATATATATAATTTTTGATCATTATAATAATAAACGTTTTAATAAATATTTTAAACGTTTTTAATAATAATTTACACGTTTAAAATAATAAATAAACGTATAGATGTAAATATAACTGTATATAATTTTATTAATATATTTTATCAAATAAATCTAAATAACTCTTTTAATATGTATTTAATTAAAAGTATTTTACTATGATAAATTATTTGGAAAATCAAATAAATTTATACATTGTTTAGTATCTTGTCTTTGTGTATATACTAAATTATCTATCATTAAATCTACTTTATGACCAAAATTTAATAAATTATAATTATTTAATTCTTTTAAAAATTTAGATTCTTCTTTTATTTGTTTTTTATAATTATTATCTGTTTTATCATTAT